CGCTTTGATCGAATAGCAGGGCGCCCGTGACCGTATTTGACTCCAAGATTATGTCTGGGTCTGTGCCGACGGCACGAACGGACAAGGCACCGTCAGACTCCTCTACAACGTAACTATTGCTAGCGAACATGATTCGTCCGCCACTGGTGTTATCTATACTTAGTTCGCCGAAAAACAAAAACTCTGGTACCGATGAATCAAACAACATGGCATTAGCCACGGCTAGTGATTGAAGTCGGAAATCTGGATCGGAGCCGGCAGTAGTAATTACAATTTCCCCATCCGTGGCCTCAACTATGGTTCCACCCTCTTCAAACAACATCCCGGTGTCGTCCATGCGCCAGGTGATGTTCCCATCATCATCCTTGAGTTCGACGAACCCTTCATTATTTCGTATTCCTAGAGTGAGTTGGTTTATATATGGCTCTAGGGTGGCACCGACAGTAATGCCGACCTCGTCATAAAGTTTATTGTCTATCGTTAGAGCGACACCTCCAAGGCGGTCGGCGCCTAAGCCCCCATGTTGAATTGAGAAACTCCAATAATGAACCAGACCGGGTATAGTTCGAGCTGTGTCGTAGAGAACTCCACTACCGGAGCTGTATAGGCTGGTCACGTTACCGGCGGTCAATTGCGTAGACCAAACTCCCAACTCATCCACAATGCCATCCAGTTCTGTCGCTACCCCTACCGCGCGACCAATCTCAAACTGCGTTCCAACAAAATCCCCGAACCAATCGCCGGTATTACTGCCGGTCACAGTAGTAAGTGTCTGGGCGACCCCATTAACATATATTGCCCACGCAGTGCCATTACTAACTACTACAATATGCCCCCAGGTGTCCGTGCCTATTGATGTGTTTCCTCTAATCTCATTTGTCGTTCCGGAGGCTATAGTATGCCTGACTGTTGCCCTATTACTGCTGTCTGTTCCCACCTCAAAACGATTGGCGGCCGTGCCGGTACTTTTAGAAAAAATTGGCTCGGTGCCACCGGCTTTGTTTAACCAAACCGAAATCGATCCCGAGGTATCCGCTGGCCGTAAATTAGTCGAGGTGGCTCTCAACGATGACGTAGTGCCTCCAAAAAATTCTACGGCTCTGTCATAGCCGATAGTTGCCCTAGGAATCCCTCCAATGTTGTCATCCAATCCGGCATCTGTTAAGGTAATCCCCCCAACCCGGTCGAACCCAACTGCGGTGTGATTTAAGGAGAGACTCCAGTAATGAACGAGTCCAGGAAGGGATTGAAATACGTCATTGAATAACAATCCCTTACCCAGGGCGTACAACGTAGTTACTTGTGCTTGCGTAAGAGTAGTGGTAAAAACGCAAACTTCGTCCAAAGCCGCGTCTAAGAAGGCGGTCCCAGCTGCATTCTGACCCAAGTATAGGGTCGTGCCATCAACATCCCCTAACCAATCCCCTGTATTAGAACCCGAAGTAGTAGTTAAAGACTGTATTACTCCATCCACATACATAACCCACGCAGTTCCACTAGAGGTTACAACCACATGATGCCAGGCATTGCGAGTTATGTCTGTGTTACCTCGAATTAAGTTGGTTGTTCCTGCTGCGAGCCTGCTTTCTATATGTACGTTAAGATTGCCGGACACATTATTTAAGTAGAGTGTCATGCGATTTGTAGATACAGTAAATGTGGCTAAAATGACATTCACACCTGTATCAGAGGGATTGATCCATGCAGAGATTGAGCCACTTGCATCAGACGGACGAAACCCAGCACCAACGGTAGCGCTCAAATAGTCTGTGCTACTACCAGTACCATAAACCGCACGATCTTCGGCACCAGGGACCATCTCAGTAGATCTACATTAGTAGTAGGGTCCGGGGCTACAAGAATCCGGATAGCAGAATCCGTGACACCGAGAGTTATATTCCAACTTTGGTCACCGCTGGCCGTGGGGTGAAATGCCTGGTTTGCTCTCTTGCCTCGAACAGACCGGGTTTGTCCATAGCGATATGTCGTTCGTGGGATGGATTCTTCGCGGAAGGCCATTAAACTTCAGAATGCTTTCTCCCACGACTGGAGTCAACTGTGGTGTATGCGACTCGCACTTTTTCGAATGCCCAAGCGGTAGAGGAAGAGGTATGGCCGACTTTGACAAATGCCCAATTCGCACGTTGGCGGGGGTTGTGAGTTACCCCCAAGCCTGCGCCCATCGTTCCATCGCCCGTGAATGTTCCGGCTATGTTGTCGATAGCTCCTTGGGGGGTATTCCCTATGGAAATCTCGTAAAGCATGGACGACGAATCCGGGTCCAAAAATCCCTGCAACTCCGTAATAACAATGGGACTGCCATTATTGTGAATTGGGCCCATGACAACAAAACTGCTAATAGCACCTCCATCGTCCGTTGAGACAGTATCGTCTATTTGTCGAACGTACCCATCTTCAGAGCCTATCAAAATCACACGATCGGCGGGATCGTCAGCGTCTAGGGTAAGCACAGTCATAGGATTATGGCTGGTATTCCCAAAGATATCTCGAAACCACCCTTGGGTACGTGCGTCATAAAACCAATGCGTTGTAGCGCCGGCCGTGTATGGAGTTACGAATAGATTTACACCCTGTTGTTTCTCATCCCATGTCATGCGGATTAAATTCGTATTTAGATTAATCGCATCCAAGTCTGGGGCGATTGATTCGTTAGAGATTGGGACAGGCGCTGACTGCGGGCCGTCCAAACGATAAACTTGACCTTTGGAGGAAAAGAAATACACACGACCTGTAGAGTCCATACACCAGGGGGCGCCAAATGGAAATCCTATGGTGTCGGAGAGCAAATCGTAACCGCCACCGGACTGAGGATCGCCGGACATAGCATAGATGGAGTGATCGCAACCAAAGAGCAAAATATCATCGTTGTACGAAATTAGCGAAGTTATAACATCCCCCATCTTGCCGAGCACGCCGACATCTCCAGCGACCGCCTGGTCAGCTGTCACGGTCGTGGGGGAATAGTCAAAATCGAGGGGGTCTCCGATTTTTGACATAAAATAATTGTGGGGGTCGGATGGGAGGCCGGCTAACACAATTCGTGACCTCCACATCGTAATTAAACGCGCTACAATTGTCCCATCGGTACCAGGCAAACTTCCCGCCGCAGGAGTCCAATCTGTCGCCGTGTTGTTACTGGAGACCCACACCTTGTAAGAAATTCCGTCCGTGAAATATAAACGGCCAAATAGTTCGGCACCGAATATGACTGGAGCCGTGGAACTCAAAGTACGAGACCCACTAGCGGTGGCTGCATTTACAGTGCTACCAGAATCGAACATCCGGATAGAGCCAGCCGCTATGGCGGCAGTACGAATACGTCGTTGTCCGACACCAGTGGTGCTTGGGGCACTATTCACTACGGTTGTGGCTACGGCCAGGGCCTGGATTCTATTAGCTCCATTTATCAATGCCGAATTGTATTTTACCAATCCAGGCCGAATCCCCCCACGCGCCCGTCCCTCCAAAGAGTCAAATACTCGCACATTTCTCGCGTTAACGCATGTACCCTCCTGTTGCTCGCTCCGTGGGGCAACCAAATCGACTCCACGAATTGGGAATGAGAGCAATGTGGACTTGGTTGCACGAGCCATACCTACTACTCCGACGTATAAGCCGTGTTTCCATAAAGGACAGTATCGTAGAACAACCCCCCTAGTCGGCGCATCTGCCCCCTAGAGATAGGATTGCCTAGCATATTATCCCCATTATACCCAATCAGTCTGGCCCCCCTCTGTCTATCTCTAATCACATTTGCAGCGAGCATTCTCATAAATTGTTTGAACATCGGGCCTTCGTCCCCCGTCTTCCTAAACTCTGCTATCGCTAGGCAGGCTTGCATGATCGCGGGCCCGTGCAGCACGCCTCCTAATGGAAATACCGACGTCGAATCTATGGCCCGGCCGGCTGATTGATACTGAAGAGACAAGGTGTACACTGCATCTGGCGTTGGGTGCAATATCAAATCAAGTTCCTGTTGCCCAGTTCCTTGAGACTCTCGCGGGTCTATAGCAGCTAATTCAGGATTTGTCGTGGCCTCATTCTGATATTCTAATGCCCTCAATCTCGCGGCCGAGGTGAAGGGTATTGGAGCATAGGCAGAGCTGGACGAATCCGGATAGGTAATGTCACCAATGGGACTTTCAAAATCCCCCGGTAACGGGTATCGTCGTTGGTTGGCCTGAGTTTTAAAAGTCCATGTTGGTCGTAAAAAGGACCATTGATGTGATTCGGTCATGCCTATTGCATAGGGTTCTTCCAAAACGGGCGGATTGTAGTAGAGGTGAAGTCCATCACGTATAATGTCGTCAACCGTTTCATTCTGTTCATCATCCCACTCTTCATGCGAGTAACCTATCTCCAAATACGCACCAACTTGGCGACGTATGGCATGATAGTCGATAACGAAACTAGTGCGACGATTGGAGATTGGATATGTCATACATTACCTATGGGCCTGTAGTAACTCCGGCAGCATCTGTAGCCGTCGCATTATTCGTTAATGTGACACCACCGACTTTGTCTGTAAGCATACTTCCATGATTGGTCGAAAAACTCCAATAGTGCAAAAGTGTACCAATATCGCGAGCTACCCCATATACAACCCCGGCCCCAGCGTTGTACAGTGAGTTAATGTTGGCTTGAGTTAAAGCGGAATTCCAAATTCCCATTTCATCAATTATTCCATCAACAAATAAATCTGCCCCGCCCGCGCTTGCTCCGATAGTCAATTCACTATCACCATTTGGATTCACATCATCAAACCACACCCCAGAGTTCAACCCATCCTCTACCGTTAACGTACGAGCAGTGCCGTCAACATATAACGTCCAAGCAGACCCACTAGACGTAATTGCAACATGGTGAAAGCCACTAGCCGATAAATCAACTGCGGCGTTGTACAACAAAAAAGAAGTTACTCCGATTTCTCCAGAAATATATGTGCGGTTATTGACCGAGGAAAAATAAACAGTAAATGTTCCAGTGGCCCCCTCATTTAGAGAAAACATAACTTGATTTGGGTCAGCTACTATGTCCGTTAAGTCCACCCAAAAAGCAAGCGTACCAGACGCCGGTGCCCCCACGCCAATTGAGACGTTTGTTGCTGATAGCCATTGTGTAGTTCCATTGAACTCAATCGCACGATCGTTAGAGTATCCTCCACGATATAGACCACTAACCCCAGAGACCGCCGGAAGGTAGAAATGTGGAACACTCATATTACCTGTACTGCACGTTCAAATCTTTTGCCTGTCCACCATCTGTTAAGTTAA